GCCGATATCTGATGTCACGTACGTTTGATTTTCTTTGCTTTCTTCACTCAATTTCTTGACTCTCCCTTTTAGTATTATATATTATATAGGTTCGCGTGACTGTTTTCGGCCGGGTCATTTTTTAAATGTTGAATATGATTATCAAGACCGTAAGATTTGCGCAAGACCACAGACAGGACTTAGTCTGTCTTTGTAAACGTCGCTTTTTCACCCTCTTTTTGGGGAAAATTTATAGCATACTCCTTACTAGGATCAAGGTCATACACTTCTCTAAGTTTTGAGATATACTCAACTAGATATTTCTGCTTTTGCTCGATATACTCTAGTAGTCTTTCTTTGTCTGACTCGTAATTTTGCAGCAAAAGCCCTAATTGCGATATTTTCTGAGCTATTGCTTTTTGCTCGTCCTGAATTTCTTTTAGGTGAGCCCCCTTTACTTCAATAACATCTGGGTAGACTTTCTCTACAGGCTGCTCTTCCTCTTGAACCTCTTCGGGCTCCGGAATCGGGGGAGGCTCTGGTTCTGTGGCTTCTATGTCCTCCTCTGATACCTCTATAGTTTCTTCCTCATCATCACCAATAAGTGCGCTCAGTGCCTTGCCAGCCTTTTTGGTGAAAGACGGGTCTGTTTCTTTTATTTGCTCCAACAAATCAATTAGTTTATCTAAAGCAGCCATTAGCTATCTCCTTTTTTGTTGCTAAATATAAATAGATATTTATTTTCTAAAATTACGCCTTAACGTAACTTATATGCAGATTTTCATCTGCTCTTGGCGGTTCTTCATCATTAAATTCTATCGTCCGATTGTCTGTCACAGTATAGTCGTTGTCTTCTCCGGGAGACATCAAGACACCGTCCCTAAACACTTGCTGGGTGCCTATAACGAAGGCCTCTGAAACTGTAAACGTTGTCCTGCTTCCGTCGCCCGTTTGCTGAAACTCCCCATTTGGAGTATAATTGGTAGTTGTAATTGATCCTGCCACTGCTACTGAGGTGGTGGTTCCGCCACCGCCTCCTCCCGAGCTTTCTGCTCCTCTGTCAAACACAAACGGACTTACCTGAAAATCTGCTTCGCCTTTGTCTATTAATCTGACGACGCCTGCGAGGCCATAAAATCTACCGTGCTCATGCTCCGGAGAATCACCAAAAACAAGCCTTTCTCTGGGCATCTTGATGTCTACAGCGTTTTCTCTTATAGAGTAAGTCGGCTGTGCTGCGTTAGGGCCCTCTCCTATTAAATAGGCAAGTATTTTTATGTCTATCGTTGTTTCTAGTCTTCTCTCCTCTTTTGAAAAAGAGGTATAGTTGTTGTTGTGAGAGAAATCCTGTTGAATAAAACCCTCATATCGGTGGCCATGGCGAGACACCAGAATATAATTGACTCCTCCGGGAGCTGTAATAAAGGGAGTTATTATATCGTTCATTTGCTGCTGGTATTCTGTTCTGATTGTTATCTTGTATGTCATCTCGACATATACCGGTTGAGGTATACTCAGGGTCTCATACACTACCTTGTCTTTGTATTGGCCAGGAAAGTTAATTTGGCCTCTTTTCTTCTTTGTTCGTGCATTTACAAAATTTGATGTTTTGTCTTGTTTTATTCTTCTTGCAATTCTTATTGATCCGCCCTTTTCATCAAAGTGTGGGACGATATTTGCCCATACCGCGCCCTTCTTATTCAGGTCCTTCACTATACCTGTGCGTTCAACCGCAACTATGGGCAGAATAAGAGCACCAGAATTGTCTCGAAAATGTAATTCCCTCTTTGCAGCCAGACTTCTTTCTGGAGAGACCCAAACGAGCGAAACAGGCTCAAAACCACGATGAGTAGTCGTACTTATATTTAACTTTTTGATATAGTCAAACATTGCTGAGTCCACATTCTCGATGTTTGACGCCTGAAAGGGTATTGGCGTCTGATAATCATGAGGTATGAACAGGTCTGCTGTAGATACGCCTAGGCGCATCGCTTCCTTTCTTCCTACGTCTTTTTCCCTAATCATAATATACGTCCTCTACTCCAGATAAGCCGTAAAGTTCGGATAACTTTCTCTCTACTTCGTCTTTTGTCATGATCCTCTCTCTAGGCATCTTGAAGTCCACTGCATTCTCTCTTATTGCAAACTGTGGCTGGTCTTCGTTTACGCCTGCTCCGATCAAGTGACCCAAAACATCGATCGTTATCTTTGTTTCAAACTTTCTCTCCTCATTCGAGAAAGAGCTTATGTTGTTGTTGTGTGTAAAATCCTGATTAATAAAGCCTTCATACCTGTGGCTTTCATTTTTTACCAATATGTAATGAACGCCTCCTGGCTTTGTCAAAAAAGGTGTTATTAGGTCGTTCATTTGCTGCTGGTATTCTGTTCTTACTGTTATCTCGTACTGAACAGTAATATAAATTGGCAACGGGATTGTTAGAGTCTCATAAACTATCTTCTTATTTGCTGTCGGAAAGTTTAGTTGTCCTCTTTTTCTTTTTGCAGATGCATTTGCAAAATTTGACGTCTTGTCTTGCTTTATTCTTCTTGCAATTTTTATTGTTCCGCCTTTTTCGTCGAACTCGGGCACCAAAGCAGCTTGGACAGAGCCCTTTCTCTGCAAGTCCTTTGCCACACCCTTTCTCTCAACGCTGATTATAGGCAAAACAAGAGATCCAGCGTCATCCCTAATCCTAGAGTCTCTCTTGCTCTGAAAAACTCTTTCTGAAGAGGTCCAAATGACTGGTACTTTGCTCCATCCATTGTTTGTTGTTGTGTGAAGGTTCAGCTCCTCATCCAAATAGGAGATCATTGCCGAATCGATGTTCTCTATCTTGGAGGCAGAGAATGGAATCTTGATTTCTTCTTTTGGTTCTTCTCTAATTGGCATCAAACAGACCCTCTCTTGCCTTGACACACTCTGCTGTTATTTCCATCTGGTGTCCAATTTGCCCAAATAGCTGCTTGGGCTCATTTAGAGTAACTATTTCGTAGTATTGATCACCATACAAAACAAAATCGCCTTCTCTAACAAACAAGTTCTGGTCTTCTGTTAATCTTCTCTTGTGGAAGTGTACCGTAATCTTAGATAGACGGTCAACACCCAAGTTGGTGGTTTCTGTTTCATACCCTTGCCACTCCACAAGAGCATAGACCCTAATAGGGTTAAGAAAGTTCTTTCGTATTGCTTCTCCGTAAACCGGATGGAAGTCTGTGTTTTCAATACTTATAGGATAATACAAGATTTGCTGGCCAATGACCCGTTCTACTAGCTCATCATTAATTTGCTTGACTAGGTCGCGCTCTTTCTTTCCAAGAAATAGCGGTGCGGGCGGCTGTCCAGGCTGCTTCCATTTATTATCTGCCATTTTTCATTACCCCACAAATACCGATACTGGGATCTTTTCCTGTATCTTGCCTGTAGCATCCATCATCTCTGAATCGGATTGGATGAGCTTTGTGTAGGTCATTTCTGCCAAAGTCGTCTTTAGCTCTTCTCTTAGTTTTTCTTGCTCGTCCTTTGCCTGAGTCAACAAGTCACTACCATTCAAAGTTACAGACTCGCCCGGGATTGGGATTGTCTGAAACTTGCTTCTTATTTGACCCAACATCTCTTTACAAAGAGCGAGTGCGAAGCGGCGGATCCACTGCTTACCAATGCTGTTTATGCTCTTAAATGGCAAGTTAGCAAATGGAAGCGTGTTCATATTATTTATTCCATCAATGCCAGAATTGGTACCCGATTCCTCTTCTTTGAATGGATCAGAAGGCACCGAGAACTGTATCCACATCTTTGTAGGGCCGTGGCGCTCTGGTATCGGAAACAACCTTAACTGGTTATCCTTAAGTTCATATGAAAAATGAGACATTCTTGTGTATATCGAGTCCTCAAATGCCAATGCTTGAGCTTTGTTGTGCCAAGCTGGAATTAATTCAAAAGTTGAGGAATCTGAAAACTGTCCATAGTTGTGTAAGTTCCCTACAACATTCAATCCTCCGTAGTATCCGAAGAATCTCCACATCGCATGAGGAGTTTTGTAGAACACTTTCTTTACAAGAAGCTTTTTATTGCCAACCTTGTTAAAATATGGAAGCGAGCCGGTGGTGGCTGCAGATGATGATACGATTGTCTGAAGGTCGTAATCCTGCTGCCCTGTAACGATATCAAAGGACGCTGAATACTCTCTTTGTCCTCTTCCCATTCCCGCTTCTGCGGCGATGGCCTCTGTTGCTCTTCTAGAATATCCAAATTCAAACCTTGGATACTTGAGGGCGACTTGCTCTCCTGCCAAAGAAGAAGACAGTGTGGTATCTCCCGTTGATTTGAGGTTGCCCAAGTGATCAAAAGCACCTGTTGTGTGACCCAAATAGGACGAGAGCGAATTGTTCGCTTGATGTATATTTAAGATATAAGAATACTCTAACGTTGCCTCTTCATATGCTGAGTAAACGTTTGCAGTAGTTAGCTCGATATCTAGGACGTCTCCTCCTAATTTTCTATACACATATGTGACCTGGCTTGCCGCGCCAGATAAGAAATTAGCATCATATAATGGAGACGATGTATTAGAATAAACTTTGTAAGCAACAGATTTGTTTACATCACCCTCACTACCCGAAGAAGCAAGAATAGACTTGCTCATCGTGCTAGCTGGTGTCAAAGTTGTTGTTGGCATTAAGAATCCTCCGTTCTTCTTTTTAACTAGTTAACTAAACGAAGAAAACCGCTGTGTTATTAGCTGTTTGCTTTCTTTGTGGAGGCTTTCGCCTTTCGTGAGGACGAGCGCCTTCTCCTTTTCTTTTTTAGTGGGGCCGTGGCAACTTCCTTTAGCGCGTTTGGCTTCGGTGCTGGTTCTACTATCTCTTGCACCGGTTCAGGCTCAGGCAAACTACACTCAGTTGTAACTTCTGGCTCTTTTTTCTCTACCTTTTCGACCACTGCTGTTACTGGCTCCGGGGTCGGAACTGTGGTAGGCTCTGTGTTAAACAGAGCTGCTCTCTTTTTAGCATACTTCTTGGCATACTTTGTCTTTGTCAGTCTTTTTCTCAGCTTTCCCATTTTTGCTCCTTTCAAAAGCATATATTATAATTAGTCCCAAAAAATAGAAAACCTCAAGGCTTAAAAAAGACCTTGAGGGAATTCTATTGATAAGGCAAATTACTTATTAAGCAATGGTCATGCAGCCGTCGAGCTTGGTCTGTCCGTGGAAGTAGAAATTTGATCCGTCACAGATAAACTCTACAAAATCTCCAACCGTGTCCAAAGCGTTTGCAATGGTTATAGTGGTTGCTCCGGTTGTGCTTGGTCCGTCATCGCTAGTGTCAACCTCCAGCTCGTTGATTCCGCCGATAAGAACATCGGTGTCTGCAGAGGTCTTTTCTGTAATAACAATAGTGTTGCTGCTGCAGTTGGTACCTATAACAAATCTAACCCACCAGCCTTTGCCCGCATCAGCTACCGATGGTAGAGTCACTGTGCATCCTGCTGCAGCGTTGAGTACGAGCAACGATCCACAGTCTGCTGTTGTCAACGACTTGGTAGCGGTGATTGATTCAACCTTTTTCCTATCCGCACTATATCTTCCTAATTTTGCCATTATAAAAATCTCCTTTATTTTTTAAAGGCAGTTCGCCTTATCACTTGTAGTAAATAGTTAATCAAAATAGAAAAAGCCCTCCAAATGAATGGAGGGCTTAATTCTTTTAGCTATCGGACACTATTAGCTAGCGCCTGCCTCACCGAGGAGACCACGGACGATAACAATTCCGTACATGTCAGGACGTACCATCTGCTTGGCGTAACGGGTCATAACTCCCTTACGAGGTACGAAGTCCTCGGTGCCAAAGATGGTAGGTGTGACCTGCAGAGGTACATACGGGGCGTACACGTAACCGCTTTCGAGGAAAGAGTTACCCTTACGACCGACGAGGATCACGTTTCTTGGGAAGTAAGGATCAACAAAGACCTCAAACTTCTTGGAAAGTGCGCCGACCTTTACAGCACCGATGTCACCCTTGTCAGCGTCAGCAGTCACGCTTGCGCGGAAACCGCTTGTGAACTCAAGGATATTAGCAACCTCGGGCGAACAAACAACAAAGTTTGCACCACCGCGAAGTGTCTTTCTATGGATCTGAGCACTAACATCGTTGATAGTCTCAATGAGGGTCTCATACCACTCACTGACAGTACCAGTGAAGTCAGGAGATGCCGAAGTGGCACCAAGCTCACTACCATTGCTGTCAACAAACAAGCCAGGAGCACGGCTCCAGTAGCGAGTTCCTGCAGTAGCACCGTTGACGAGGTCTCCGAGAATCTCGTTATCGATTTCAAGAGCAATCTGCTCAGAAAGGATACCGGTCAACTCAACCTCTGCGTCAAGGTTGTGGTATGCGTTGAGATCCTGTCCCAACTCAGGTGTCCACTTAGCCTTGAGCTTCTTGGTGACTGCTGTCACAGCAATACTATCGACCTTGATGTCGATCTCAGGTATGCGCTGCTTACCAGTTCCAGAACCAACCTCACCAGTCGAAGGTGATGGCTCTTCAAGTCCCCATGTGTCAGCACCAACGATCGAACCGAGTGCGTCAGCCTGGCCTGCGCCAGCTCCACCGGCCTGGAACTTGTCCACGAGCGGGTACGACAAAAGAACGCCGTCAGCGTTGTCGCCAGCGTTAGGAACACCATTGCCCAAGAAGACAACTCTCAGCTTACCTGCAGAGGTAATCTGTGTAAGTCTTCTGACAAGACGGTTGTTTGCGCTCGAACCAGTAACCTCGGCAATCGCAGTGAGTGCGTCTCTGTTAAGATCCGAAGGAATACCAGAAGCAGAAAGCTCAAGGACTGTAACGTCGCTGCTGCCAGCCAAAACGTCAGGGTCAAACTTGATAAGCTTCTTCTGTGCCTCTGTCATTGCGCTAGGTGCAACCTCGTCACAAGCAGTCGAAGCTGCTGCGAAGTGGCGGGAAACACTTGCGGTTGGTGAACTGTAGCCAGTTCCAAGCTCGTAGAAACCACCAGGGCCTCCACTGCTCATGTCGCCGTCGAGGTCGACACCACCGGTCAACTGGCGACCAACAACATTACCACCGTAGATGGAATCACCCTTGTTCATTCCGGATCTGGTGTGAGTGTGTGTAAAGTCAAGGAAGAAGATGAGACCACTTGGGAGACTCATCGGCTGTACCGAGACAAGATCGTTAGCAATCAACCCACCGAATACACGGCGAACGATTGGAAATGCAACTGCTGCGAAGCCTTCGACGTCGCCAGCAGCCATTGAGGAAGCCTCACGGAGAAGCTCCTTGGCCTGGTTCTCAAGGAGAACGGCCATGTTGTTCTTATGGTTATCGCTTCCGAGACCTTCCAAAAGGCCAGTCTTTTCCCACTTACTGAGAAGAGCTGCTCCCTCTTTAGAAACGTCACGTCGAACGATACCTTCAGTCAATTTTTGTAAAACAGACATGTTATAGTAACCTCCTAGTTATTTTTTAAGTCCAGCTAATCGCTGGAGTCGCTCAGAAAAGGCGTCTGATGTTGTGTTTTCCTTATTTCTTTGCGAGTTAATAAGCAATGAAGAGTTAGATCTACTGACTGCTTCGCTTAGTGATTTCGGCATAGAACGTCTGTCTGTGCTTCCCACTGTACTTTGAAGTGTTTCGTAAATAACCTTCGCTTCCTTAGTTGTTTCGGCTTTAGAAATTGCTTCGACAAGTTTCTTCTTTTGTCGCTCATTCAGGGAGGAATTTTCCAATGCCTTGTTTATGTAAAGCAGTTTCGCATTCGAAACGTTTACGATATCAATCTTTTCTTTCAATACCAATATGGCATCTCTAAACTTGTCTCTTTCTTCGACAAGTGTTTGATTTTGATCTGTTGTTTTGCTTAGAGATTCTTCGAGTTCTGCCACTCGGGCTCTAAGGGCCTCGTTTTCTTCTTTTACTTCGTCGTCAGCTTCGCGAGCTAGAGCCTGATCTGCAAGCTCCTCCATATGTGCTCGTGGTGTGCCGGCCCAACCTCGGGGCTGCGGGTCGATATCTACTCGAAGTCTCTCTAGAATTTCATCAACGAGAGCATCTGTGATGTCTTCCTCTTCTACCTGTTCCATCATAGTACTAGCAGACTCAGGGGCAGAGTCAACGGCTGGGGCCATGTCCTGTGCCAGTTCTTCATGTGATTCTTTGTCTCCGTCCAGGGCATCAACAGCATCGATGCCTTCTTCCTTTTCTATTTCTTCCATCTTTTGAAGAAGATCAGGAAGATCCAAAGTTAAAGTTGTGGAATCTGTGACGCCTCCGCCGCCAGAATCGGCTGGAAGATCTTCTTCCATTGCTGTTGGTACCTGATTTAAAACAGGATTAGTCTCTGGAGCTGCATCCCCACCAGCGAGATCGTCCTCGCCAGCCAGAGGATCGTCCTCAAGACCTAGTTCGTCCTGCTCAAGCAAAGAGTTGACCGCCTCTTTAATTTGATCAGAATATTTCTCAATTACCATTGCTTCGGCATTTTTGATTGCCGACTCTTTCAACGCCTTGGCGTCGACTATTGCTTGTTCTAACATGGATGACATATACTTACCCCTTAAAAGTAGAAGAATTTTCTCAAAAGTAATTAGTATTGAAATTTGCTAAATGACTGGAAAATATGTCACTCTGCTTTTGTGCGAATGCGGATGGTTGGGACTCCTCTGAACCCCAAGATAAAGGGTGGCTGTTGGTCGTTGCCTTGCTTGGTTGAGACGGGGGTATACTGACCCCTAACATCGTTAGTTTTTATAATATAGTCCGACGACTTCTTGGTATTTGACCTAGCCATTATGTTGCTCCTATATAGTTGAAACTGATGCTCTCACCGCAGATGGTGCTGAACCTGTCTGAACAAGTCCGATTCTGTCAATTCCGTTAAGCTCGATTGTCTTCATTCTTGCTTCACCGCCTGGGCCTACTTTTGCTGTAGCTATCGTGTATCCGTCCCTAGCTGTGGAGTCTGATGCAGCGTCTAAACCACTTTGGCCACTAAATCCTGATGGAACCTCCATTTTACCCCACTTGCCAATATCGTAGTTATATCCATGCAGTGTGACTCCTGCAGTTTCTGCTCCACCGGAGACCCAAAGATGTATGTACTTGGCGTTTCCAATGTGATAACCATTGCAACCATTTGTGCTACTATTTAGACCATTATCTAAAAGAGAACTACCTGACAGAACAGTTAAGGCGCTATAACTAGCAGAATGCGGTTCCGAATAAGGATTACCACTAATATTATTATTGTCGTCTATGCCGACTGGTCGTTTTGTTTGGCCTCTTTTTACTAGGCCTCCGTGAACTCCGCGAAATGATGCCATTTTATAACTCCTTAATCCTTAAATTTAGCTTTATGCTTATTTGTTGATTCTTGACAAACCTTCAACTTTCTCTCTCTTTTTCTTTTTCTCTTTACAGAAGGCTTTTCGTAGTACCTTCTTTTCTTAACTAAGTCCAAAACTCCGTTTTTCTTCATTTTTCTAACGAACTTCTTTATTAGTCTCTCATTCTCATCTGTATATCTCGACTGTGCTACCACTTCAACATGTATTGGTTTAGCCATTATTTTCTCTCTTTCATATCAGTTTTGACCAATTTTTACCCGCAACAGAAAAAAGACCATCGATGTTCACGCCGGCATCGCCTGGTGCGTAGCCCGATAAAGGACTAGACGGGGCAGCTGGCGCACCTGGGTTGCCTCCACTTGATAGTGGCTCGGTACCTTCAAAGACGTTAACTCCGTTGTAACCTTCTTTTGCTATCGCTTCAGAAAGCTTTTTTCTGCTATCACTAAGACGCTTCTTTTTTTCTTGCACTCTGTCTGGACCAGCAAAGATGTTCTCTTCTTTTGCCTCCATTACGGTCTGCCCTGTTGAGAGACCTCCGACAACTTCAGATATTATGCCTGACAAAACACCTTCTTCAAAGATCACTTCTTTGATGCACTGCTTTATTAATGGCTTCAACATCTTTTTTAGCTCGTTGTTTTTCATTTATCTTCCTTGCTGAGATCATCGATGACCTTGCTTATCTCTTCTCTTATCACTTCTTCCAGTCTGGAAGTGCGATCTATACTTTCATGGCGACTGAGCAAATGATCGACGTCGCGCTCAGGCTTGGTGCCTGCGAAAGTCTTTTCTAACTCTTCAGCTTCACCAAAGGCAAAGGATATCACCGTACTTAATTCCCCACCATCAACACAAGGGCCTCCGCCGAATTGCCATTTTTCCCCACTCTTAAGTGCATTACTCAGGGCGTTTCCAAGGTATCGAAAACTAAGCTCTTTTCCGTGCTTCGTATAGCGAGAGCCGGCTTCAACAAAAGGAGACAACTCTCTTTTTGCTACTAGACTAGGGTCATCTTTTATGATTCTTGCTATGTCTCTCAAAAGACGCATTGGACCAACACCGAATTGTTCAAACACGTCAAGGTCCTTTGGGGACTTGTTTTTGAAAATCTTACTAGCAATTGTATATATATCCTGGCCACGGCCGTCGCAACCATCATCTGGCTCTTCTGGCTCTTGAGGCTCTTCTTCTGCGGGGGCTTCTTCAGCAGACTTTTCCTCTTCGTCGTCGCCCCCACCAAACAAGCGACTAAAGAATCCCTCTCTTATTTCTTCGTCAACCTCTTCTTGAATCATCTTTAGTATTTGTTCTTTTGTGATTTTCATTTTGAAGCCTCTCCTTGATCTAAATATTTGCGACCGGTTTTCGCATACGGAGGGTTAACATCGACGATACCTTTATTAAGGGCTTGAGCTGCAGTTGGAACATTTTCCTTGTCTATAACCGGCATGTCTGGGCGGGCAGGTGCCCACTCAGGCTCAGACAACGTAACACCTTGTAGATTGCTCGCCATCTTCTTTGCTCCAGCTATCACTAGCTGATTTGCATCTCCTTCGGTACCAGTAATTGTTGACAAGGCCTGCAACACCTGCTCTGGCGTCAGCTTGCCAAAAGACCCCTTTTTAGCTATAATTTGCAATTGCTGTAGAATGCCCTGCTCATTAAACTGCTCAAAGCCTCCAGTAGCTGCCTTTCCCCTTTGTTTATTAAACAAGCCCTTAGTCATGCTGTTGAGAACGGCCACAAGTTGTTTGCCTGGGAACCCCACTCTGAATCCATTAAGTTTTGCTGAAGGGTCTGCCATTGCGGTGCCAATCCATCGGTGGTGGCCATCCATTATAAAATTGTCTTGGCTTATTAATGCATCTAAATTGCCTCCTAGGTCTAACACTCCTTGAGGGTGCGCCATTTGAATTGCAAAATTGACAGCTTTAGATATATCCATAGAACTCTGTGATGGCTTCAACTGTGCTGCCGTGTATGATGCTGCCTCGACAGGAATCACGTCATCACCAGAAGCGCCATCCTTGCTTCCAGCACGAGAAGTAATTTTAGATGCTTTTGGACTAACATCGCCCAGCTTCAGTGGGAACCTCTCTGGATCTAATTTTGCCGGGTCGGCATCTTCTTTGACGTATCCTCTCCAGCCTTCCATCAATAATTTAAAACTCATCTTATTTGTCCCCTATAATACTGTTTAAAAGCCTGTTAATTTTGTCGGCCTTTGTAAAAATATTTGATCTTTCTCTTGCTTCTGACATCATGAATGCTCCGGGAGTAGAAGGATCAGACACCATATCAAAGCATATCAATTGAAAGTCGTCCTCTACGATGGTTTGTCCGTTGTTTTCAGAAACGGAACCCATACCTCTAGAGGAGATTCCCAACTTAACGCCCGCATTGATTAATTCTTTTAATACATTTCCGGAAGGAGTGTTCAATACTTCTATTTTGCCCATGCACTTGTTGTTGTCCATCCATATTTCCGTTACGAGATGGGATGCATTGGCTAGATTAATGACTGATGTATCTGGGTGGTCCAACTCTCCAAGAGCGCGACGTTCCTTGACCATCTTTTTGTAGTTTTCAACTTCCCTCACTAATACGCCATGAGGGTATACGCGGCCATTGCCATTTTGGGTTTCCGACATCTGCATGACGCCAGACAAAATAATGGCTCCGTTGGCAACTCTGCGCTTTTCGTCCTCTGTCAAGAGGTCTTGGCATATGCCGCCTTCACATAATTCAAAATATTCTCTTAGAAGCTTCATTTCTATTTTCCTGTACACGGGGATCACCCGCGCCGTCTACGATCCTTTACAACAATTGGCTACCGGACGGATCATCCATCTTATAGTTGCGAATGGTGCCATTTCTTCCTCCTAAAAAGCCCGTGCCTATTTTCTCAATGCGGCACGGGGGTTTCGTGATTTAACTTCGTCTTTCTTAAGATCTATCTTGATGCCATCGTCCCCGAACAACATGTTTAAGATATAACTTGTTCCGGAACTAAGACAACCCAAGAGCACACCTGTGACAAAAGAATTATCAAAACTAAATAGTCCCGTATAACTGTTTAAGGCCCATAAAATTACACCAACCCAGAAGCCCATACACATCGGACAACTAAACAATTCTCCTAGCTTTCCTTCTTTTGGTCTTATTGAATCAAGGATGGAACCATACACGATAATTTGCGTTAAGCCAAAGGCACATAATATGAAATATATTAGACTCACTCTTCCTCGCTTTCGCGCAAGACAGAATACATGTATTGATATCCGTAGGCTCTGTGTGTAGAGTCTAGCGATCCCTTCTTGTCTGCGTGAGGAACCTCTCCAAGTTCTGTACTGTCTTCTTCGTCAGGATCAAGCAAGTGAGTTGTCATGTCGTGATGCAGATGCTTCCTTGCCATAATGTCCGGGCGTTCTTCCTCTAAGAAAAGACTTGTTGCGAATATAGCGCTTTGAATTGCATCAACGCCCTCCAATACTGATTCGTATATCTTGGCCTCCATGGAGGAGTGTACGTTTCCAGACTGCACGCTGCCAGGATCAATAATTCCCTTTTTTCTAAGGAACTTGTAGAACCTATCCTGCACTGGGTATACTTCTCTTTCCATTAAGTTTTTTGGAAAGGTCACCACCTTGTTGTTTTTTGGTGAGACAACTATATCCACTAAGTCATGATCAAAGATCATAATATCACCATTCAAAGCACGTCGAGCAAGCAAATCAACCTGAACTGGATCTGGCTCTTCTGCCATTATCTTTATCTTGATAAGGCCAGTGTCAGCGGCGGACTGGTCTGTTGGGATTATCTTTATTTTAGTTGCCATCGTTTTCTATCTCTTCTATTAAGCTTTGCATTTTTAAGACTTCTTCGACCATAACCAAGTCTACTTCTTTGTTTTGGTAGTTCTCAAGTATCTCGATAACTTTGTTGGTCTTTGCCAACAGGTCTCGGTCACCAGAGACTACGGGGTTTGCTCGTGCAGCCCTGATTCTAGTCTTTAGGGTGCCAATCTCTTCGTTCATGGCCATCTTAAGTTCTAGGCCGTCGTCGACAAAGGAGGTCACATACTTAGTAAGCAAAGACTTTTGACCTTCGTTGAGTTGGTTTTCATACTTTTCATTAAATCTTTTAACAAATGACTTGTAAACCAAATTATCGATTGGGTCTTTGTCTTCTTCAGAGACTGCTTCTGTTGTAATTGACTCTAGAACCTTTTGCTCTAGAATTACCTTCTGCTTTACATTGACAGCATCGTTAAAAATAGAGTAAAGACTAGCCAGGTTTTTGTAGTTGGGTACAAAATTAGAAAACACAGAACTGGACAATGACCTGTTGATCACCTTTATTAGAGAACTTTGCTCTTTAAATATTGTGGACTTGTCAAGCTTGGCATACTCCATCCTAGCTTCCATAATCATTTTTTCTGCAAGGTCTTTTTTCATCCCTGAGGTTTCATACAGGGACTTGTAGATTGTTAGCTCTTTCTTAATCAAGGAATCGCGCGTAAAGTGTTCTTTGATTATTTTCTTTATCTTGTTCAGTTTGTTTAGATCGTTCTTGATGGCACTCTTTGTCATTTCTCTAACCAATGCCTCATAAACGAAAGCCGTGTTTCTTTTTTTGTTATGTCTGAGTCTCATCTTTACTCCTCTTTTCAAGATCTTGAATTAGTTTTTTAACGTCGTAATTTATCTCTGTTATTAACTTCTCTTCCTTATCATAATTAGACTCCTCATTCTCATAAATGCCCTTCGAAAGACCTATAAGGTCGTCAAAACCCTTTAAAGTGTTTCTTGTGGTTGAGGATGCTACTTCTCTGCCATATTTTGAGTGATATGATCTCTTTCTCGCGCCAGATTGGCGCTTATCGTTCGTAACTGGTGTGTATTCTTTTCTTCTATCCGACGCCGTTCGACCTCTAGTTCCAACAGGCTCGTCGTCATCTCTCTTTCCAGGGGCAGCCAACAACATTGAGTCATCGCCCTCAGGCTCTGCAGCTGCAGCGTCAGCACCAGCATCGGCGCCAACATCTCCAAGAGCATCATCGCCCCCCAAGTCTCCTCCGAGGTCTCCACCTAAATCACCGCCTGCGTCACCACCGCCTAAGTCGCCGCCTTCTGCGGCGGGAGTGAGTGCTGCCTGTTCTGCTTCTGCTGAAGATTCTAGTGCTGCTTCAAACTTTCTATCATAGAACATTTCTCTATGGTTTCTCATAAACTCCTCTTCCGACAAGTTAAAGAGCTTTGTGGCAATCCATCTCTTGCTAAAGAATCCTTCGGTTGCTGCAGAGGCTGTGTCGAACTTTACTTTCCAGTGCTCCAGCTCTTGCAATTCAGCGATCTTAGATGGGTTAGAAAGCTTAAGACCAAATGAGGTCAAATCTTCTCCTCTGAATCCCAAAACATACAAGTGAACAATTCCGATCTTCTCAAGCTCTGTGATTACCGATCTTTGAAGTCTTTGTATGGTTCTTGCAAACCTTATATCCTTTTGCGCCAGAGTTGTCTTGTCCTCTTCAGCGCCCTCTATTTGAGAAAGATAAGACGGCGGTATCTTGAGTGCCGAGAACAGCTTGTCTCTTAGATACTTAACATCATCGATGTCTCCGGTATACGTACCGCCTGGCAGGCTCTCGACCTTTGAGGAAGCCTGGCCTCTGACGGGAATAAAATAATCCTCATCCACTGACATTGGATTATATCTTAAATCCACTCGTCCAGTTGAAGGATCAACGACCTGATTTCTCTTCATCTGCGTCATGACCTTTTGCATGTACTGCTCGACATCCTGTGGAGGGATTGCGCCGACATCAATATAGAATACCCTTCTTTCTGGGGAGCGAACAATGCGGTACGCCATCATAGCATCTTCGAGCAAAGTTAGCTGTCGCCAGATTCTTCGGGCAGGCTCCAAGGCAGAAGTTCCGTATGGCGCATGCTTGTCGTTCCCTAGTATCCTGAAGTGTGCCATCTGCCAGTTTTCAAATGTTATCCCTCCGGAGTTCCACTGATACTGGACATAGTTTGGATTTGTCTTGTCCTCGCCCTCTAGTCTTTCAATCTCTTGCGTTGGCAATCCTATTACGCTCTGGATACCTATTGTTTCGTCGATGTCCAGATAGAGGAAGAAGTCTCCATACTTGCACATTGTTCTGCACCAACCAAATAGGTTGAACTCTAGATTCATTATGTTGTGATAGAGAGAATCTAAGATGTGCTTGATTTCGTCGTTAGGGCAATCAATAGTAAGCAAAGGCTGTAGATTGGATGATGTTGTCATTTCGTCAGCATAGATATCAAGCGCAGAGGCTATCTCTGGGGTGTACTCCATCTGATCAAAATCTACGTATCTTTCTAGCCTGTTCTGGTTCTGCATGACTGTCGCCATGAGATTGTCAAAAGGATTGTATTCTGTCTTTTTGAACTGTTGGCCACTTGCAGATCGAAAACGGCGGGCGTATTTGTCAAGCTGTCTTCGTCGGAGCCTTCTTGCAGTTTGGGTCCTGTGTGTGACGAGCGGACCAGAAAGAAGCTTTGTTAACTTCTTAAAGAGTGCGTTCTCAGGATTTCTTGGATTTTGCGTGTTTCGATTCTTTTTAGCCATTGTTTTTTATCCCTTAAAGAGCCACGGAAATTGCTCATAATTAGACTTTGTCTTTTGTATTTTATCAAATATACTGTTTCTTTTATAGTCATTTTGACCAGGCATCGTAGTATCTAGTCTAGAATTTGTTAATATCATCGAGTCTAAACAAGCCCTCTTGTACTCTACGTTTCTCTGATTCTCTACCAAAGCCGTGTCCCTTATCCAGCAGCCTATTGAGCACGCCATAACTAAATCGTCATTATAGCTTCTCATTGCTTCTGGTTTTCCATTATTCCATATGAATGTCTTCATTTCGTTTAAAAGACGTGAGGAATATACTTTAATTAGTTTGTTTCTTACGAATTCCTCCATCTTCGCTATAACTAATGGTCTAGTCTTAGAAGAGGTCGTAAAGCCAGCAACAGCGTTCGATCTAGACTCTGCCTGAATCTGGTCTACGTATTCGTGAGTTGATTTTATTGAGTGGTAGATATTAGGATAGTTCCTTTCTCTTAGTTTCTCCAATACTGAATAGCCTACAGAGTTGTTCTCCACTACAAGCATACAGTTGCCGTATTCTCTACCTGCATTAGATAATATATCAGAGAACACATCAGGAGTAACCTTACCCTGATACTCCGCTACAATTTCCATCTCTGCCAAGTTGAAAACATGGAATACAGAATAGTCTCTACCATCTCCGCGAGCAACATCTGCAGAAATCATATAGTCTGTGCCAGGGTCGTACTCTTTCCATATCCAATAATTTCTGTCAAACCCTGTCCTATATTTTGGCTCTAAGACCATTTCTTGTATTTCAGCTATGTGATCTCCATGAAATACAGTTTCGCCCGACATGTTGAAGTTACACTCAAGCTCTTGAGCGATCTCGCGGCGGGACATATTTCTTGTCTCTTTATCGAACCACTCTTCATCTCTGTCTGGGTGCCTGTCCCACGGAAGCTTTGTGGCATAAAAGTCATTTGTCTTTTGCTCTGCCTCTGTATAAATCTTGTGAAACCAGTTACCCACGCCGTTAGGAGTAGACAAAGCAATGCAGCGACCACCAGTAGACAGAGTAGGATATAGACCCATCCACAACTCGTCTAGACCATCAACGTGAGCAGCCTCATCAATAACGAGAAGGGACAACGCCTCTGAACGACCTGCGTCACCAGAAGTGGAAGATGCTTTTATTTGTGATCCATTAGACAACTCAAATGAGGTTCTGTTGTCTATCGTAACTGTAGCTATCTGCAGCCACTCGGGAATATTCTTTAGTATGTTCTTGACCTTCTTTACTAAGTTTGAAGCTGTGCCAAACTTGGTTGCGATAACCAAAACATTCTTTTCTCTGTGGAAAATCATTAGCCAAACAACATAAGCTGCAGATATAGTAGATATACCTAGCTGGCGTGCCTTAAGGATTATGTTGAAACGATGATCGGTAAAATCGTTTACCAAGTCTTCCTGAAAGTCATAAAGGTGGAAAGGTATTAATCCTCTTTGTGGGTGTGTTATTCTTGCATAGTTATTTATGAAATATACAGGATCCTTACCACACTTGAGAATCTCTTTCATTGTCTCTTTTTTGGATAATTTAAAAGACATTATTATTTCAAGTCTGAGTTTCTTTGTCCTGATACCATGTTGAACGGGTCGAACTGCTTGTAGTTGTCGCTCTTTGCTTTTGAGTTTTGCGGATTCTTTCCGTCACTACCAAGCTCAAGAAACTTCTTAAAAGAATCTTCCAAGCGATCCTGGCTCTCTTCAGCATTGTCATCTAAATCTGCGCCACCGATCTTGAATGTCTTCTTTGCCGTTACGGTGCTTCTTATTCTAGATACTCTTGTTGCGAACACCTCTATCTCGTCCACAGCAGACAAAGTAAGAGAGCT